TTGAAATAAAACGAAATAATTATTAATATTTTAAATATAAAAGATAAATAATGGCAATTTACAATTGGGAAATACCCACAATGAATGCTCATATTCAATCAGAAGGTCAAGACAATGTAATATACACAGTACATTACAGGTATGTAGGAACGGAAGAGTCTGATGGTGTTACTTATACAGAAAGTATTATAGGAACTGAAAGCTACACATATACGGAAGGAGATCCTTTTACACCTTATGCAGATACTGAAGCATTTCAGAATGTAGTTATAGGATGGTTAGAAGGTTCTTTAGATGTAGAGCAGATGCAAGCAATTATTGCTGCGAGTATACAGTCTCAAATTACACCAGTTAATGAAGATTTAGCATTTACATGGCAAGATTAAAATAAAATTAAATTAAATCAAATGGATATAAGAAAAATTTCAGTAGGAGCAGACTACAAGTCTAGTGCTATGCACTATATATTAGGTCAAGATATTTTAAACGGAAATTATTGCATACATTTGATAAAGCATATAGAAGAAAACAATTCTATAAAAATTTGGATTGAAAACAAAAAAGAAGAAGTATTCCTTTGGAAAGAATTTAATTCTAATATGCCAATATCAATTGAATATAATATAAATTTTGAATGAAATCACCTTTTAGCTTTATTGTAAAACCATACAATAACAAAAGGTATGACAACACTATAAAGATTGGAAATGTTAATTTAATAACAAGTTCGTCTAAAGAAGATCATACCGTATCAAATCGATATGCAATAGTTGTAGAAACTCCAATCAATTACACAGGCCCTATAAAGCCAGGAGACACCCTTTTAGTGCATCATAATGTATTTAAGTACTACAATGATATGCAGGGTAGAGAAAAGAGCGGAAAAAGCTTCTTTAGAGATGATTTGTTTTTTATAGACAACGATCAGTTTTTTATGTATAAGCAAGATGAAGAATGGAAAGCTCATTCTAAATACTGCATGATTAAACCTATTGAAAAAAACAACAATCATTATCTTAAAACTCATGCAGAAGAAGAGCCATTAATGGGCTTAGTTAAGTATCCTAATGAATACCTAATTAGTAAGGGCATTAATAAAGGTGATAAAGTTTCATTTCAACCCAATAGTGAATATGAATTTAATGTTGATGGAGAAAAACTATATAGAATGTTTGATAGTAATATAACAATAATATTATAAGCATGGATGTAGATAAAATTAAAATACAGATTATAAATGCTGGAGAAAAAGCAGTTCAACAACTAATTAAAGTAGCTGAAGAACAAATAATAAAATACGGAGAAGATGATGAGTTAGCTGCAGATAAACTAAAGAATGCAGCAGCTACAAAAAAACTTGCAATTTTTGATGCTTTTGAAATATTATCTAGAATTGAATTAGAAAGAGGTATGATTCAAAAAGACAATCAAATAACAAAAGGCTCTGAGTTTAAGGGTTTTGCTGAAGGAAGGTCAAAATAATGTACAAACAAACATTATACAAAATACTCGACAATGTAATACCTGCTAAGGTGTTAAAATCTTACAATAAATCTAAGAAATGGAAGTATGGGTATAATAAAGAGTTTGATATAGTTGTTATTTCTAAAGACGGCACGATTGATGAAGTATATGAAATACAAAATTTAAAAATAGCTTTACCAAAAGAAAAAGATGTTTATCGTTTTGAAAATGATTATTGGGGTAAATTAGAGTATCCTAAAGAATTAGATAAAATAAAAAATGTATTCGATTGGGACGCTTATCCTGAAAGTTTTAAAGAAAAATGGTATGACTATATTGACAAAGAGTTTGAAAGAAGGGAAGAAGGTTTTTGGTTTAATAACAAAGGCATTTCTACTTATATTACTGGCTCTCATTACATGTACTTGCGCTGGACCAAGATTGATATTGGGCAGCCAGACTTTAGAGAGTCCAATAGATTATTCTATATATTTTGGGAGGCATGCAAAGCGGACATTCGTTCATACGGAATGTGCTATCTTAAAAACAGGAGGTCAGGGTTTAGCTTTATGTCCTCATCAGAACTCGTGCATACAGCAACACCTCACGTGACTCACGTTTTGGTATATTGTCAAAAACAGGAGCGGATGCTAAGAAGATGTTCACCGATAAGGTCGTACCTATTTCCCTTAACTACCCGTTTTTCTTCAAACCAATCCAAGACGGAATGGACAGGCCGAAGACGGAACTTGCGTATAGAGTCCCAGCATCAAAACTTACCCGTAAGAAACTTGATCAAAATCAAGCCGCAACGGAATTGGAAGGTCTTGACACCACGATTGACTGGAAAAACACAGGGGACAACTCGTATGATGGGGAAAAATTAAGAATACTTGCTCATGATGAATCTGGTAAATGGGAAAGACCTGATAATATATTAAATAATTGGAGGGTTACAAAAACGTGTCTTAGATTAGGTTCTAGAATTATAGGTAAATGTATGATGGGAAGTACATCAAATTCTCTTGAGAAGGGTGGTGGTAATTTTAAAAAATTATATGAAGATTCCAATGTGGGAATACGAAACAAGAATGGTCAAACTAAAAGCGGTTTATATTCACTTTTTATCCCAATGGAATGGAATTACGAAGGTTTTATAGATGTATATGGTCATTCTGTTTTTGATAATCCCGAAAAAGATGTAGAAGCTCCTTACGGAGAGATTATAGAACAAGGAGTTATTGATCATTGGGAAAATGAAGTAGAAGGTCTTAAATCAGATCCTGATGGATTAAATGAATATTATAGACAATTTCCTAGAACAGAATCTCATGCTTTTAGAGATGAAAGTAAACAGTCTTTATTTAATTTACAAAAACTATATCAACAAATAGATTACAATGATTCTTTAATAAAGGATAGATTTGTAACAAGAGGTTCTTTTAGTTGGAAAAACGGAATAAAAGATACAGAAGTTATTTTTTCTCCAAACGATAGGGGTAGATTCTATGTTTCATGGACTCCTAATAAACAATTACAAAATCAATACTATTTTAAAAACGGAATCAAATATCCTGGTAACGAACACATGGGAGCTTTTGGATGTGATAGTTATGACATATCAGGTACTGTTGGTGGTGGCGGTTCAAATGGCGCATTACATGGTATGACTAAATTTCATATGGATGAAGGCCCTACTAATGAATTTTTTTTAGAATACATTGCTAGACCGCAAACAGCAGAAATATTTTTTGAAGATGTATTAATGGCATGTGTTTTTTATGGAATGCCAATTCTTATTGAAAATAACAAGCCACGATTATTATATCATTTTAAGAATAGAGGGTACAGGGGGTTTTCAATGAACAGGCCTGATAAAATATATACTAAACTTTCAAAAACAGAAAAAGAATTAGGTGGTATGCCTAACAGTTCTGAAGATATAAAACAAGCTCATGCAGCAGCTATAGAGTCTTACATTGAAAAACACGTTGGATTTGATTTATCAGGGGCTTTTAGAGACTCTGATTTAATAGGTTCGATGTATTTTATTAGGACTTTAGAGGACTGGGCAAGGTTTGATATTAACAACAGAACAAAATTTGATGCATCAATTAGTTCGGGTTTAGCTATAATGGCTACACAAAAGAACCTGTATCAACCCATTAAAAGGAAATCAAAAATAAAACTTAACTTTGCAAGATATGACAACAAGGGAAGTTATAGCCAAATTATACAATAAATGGAGGATGTAAAAATCACGTTAAATCCAACAGGATTTCCTAGTCAATTTGTTTCAGACAAAGAAAAGGATTCTTTAGAGTTTGGATTACAAATAGGACAAGCTATTCAATACGAATGGTTCAGAAAAGATGGTGGACAAAGTAGATTCTATAATCAATGGGCAGATTTCCATAGATTAAGATTATATGCTCGTGGAGAACAGTCAATTGCTAAGTACAAAAATGAACTTGCAGTAGATGGAGATTTAAGTTATTTAAATTTGGACTGGACTCCTGTTCCTATTATACCAAAATTTGTAGACATTGTTGTTAACGGAATGGCTGACAGAGTGTTTAAGATAAACGCTTATGCTCAAGATGGAATGTCACTTGAAAAAAGAAGTGAATATCAAGTTTCTTTAGAAAAAGATATGTTAGCAAAACCTGTTATGAAACAGGTTCAAGATTCTTTAGGTATAAATACCTTTGCAACTTCCGAACAAGAAGTTCCAAATTCTTCAGAAGAGTTAGCATTACATATGCAGTTAAAATATAAGCCTTCTATTGAAATAGCTGAAGAAGAAGCAATAAATACTGTTTTATCTGAAAATAGATATTACGAAATACAAAAACAATTATACTATGATCAAACTGTATTAGGTGTTTCAATATGTAAAAATACATTTAAACCAGGTTCGGGGATATCAATAGAATATGTTG